CGTCATGGATGTCACATCGACTGGCGTCAATGCGCTCACCAATCCCAGCATCACCAAGGGAGTAAACAATGTGCTCACACGCTTCACGAGCGGCACCGGCCGCATTCGCTTCGAATTCGTCCCGAACGGCACCAACGTCAACATCGCGGATGTTTTGATCGAAACCGCGTCCACATACGATTCCGCCGTCGGGGGGGGGGCTTCCGGGCTTCTTCACGGGGGACACGATGCCGCTCAGCTGAGGGTGCTTGCAAGGCGGGTGACCGCCGATGATGGTCACGAACCTCTGCAAGAGCCCTACCTCGCGCGTCAAGTTGAAGAACGGGGACTACACCAGCGTCAACACCGTGAATTTAACGGCAGGGGTCGAATATTACGCGAGTTTCTACATCGAAATGAGCGGTACCGGGAGCTATCAGATCAGCGGAGTGGACGGCACCTTCACAAGCGGTCGCCGCTTCACGAAGACTTTTACCTCGCCCAATTCGAACCAGTGGGCGATCAAGCCGACCGTGGTGTCCGGGACGCCGACGTTCACGGCCTTCGGCATCCTTTTGTGCACAAAAGCCGAGTATCAGGCATGTCAAACACTGCTCGACCAAATCCACTATTTCACCGGTGACAC